ATATATTAAAAGAAATGATATTATGAGGAAAAACCGTGTATAGCTCACTTAATATTTACAATCAGCCTGTAACTTTAGCTCCTACAACGGTTGCTTCTCCAAATGCTGCCTATCAAAGGATGGCAAATTTCTGGGGTTTGATTGAGGATTTGAAGGAAGGAACTTATAAAATACGCAGTGAACATAGAAAATATCTTCAACAGGAACCAAGAGAAACTGACGATGCTTACGATACGAGGCTTGCAAGATCAACGGTTGTTCCATATCTGCAACGAATAGAAAAAATGTTATCGGGGATGTTAGTGCGAAAGCCTGTCCGACTTGACGATGTATCTGACCTCATTCGGGAGCAACTTTTTGATGTTGACCTTGAAGGAAACGATCTCAATGTTTGGTTATATCAAACTGCAAGAATTGCGATATCTTTAGGCCATGTCGGTGTGCTTGTTGATGCACCAAAAGAAGGAGAAAAAGCTCGGCCATATTGGGTGACTTATACACCAAGAGATATTCTTGGCTGGAGAACAGAAATTATTGAAGGAACAAGGCAGCTTACTCAGTTAAGGTTGATGGAGCAAGTTGTTGAAAATGATGGCAAATATGGTGAAAAGTTGGTGAAACAAATTCGAGTTCTTGAGATTGGTAGGTATGAAATACATCGCAAAAATAAAAAGGGCGAATATAAATTATTTGATGAAGGGGAGATGAGCATAAAAGATAAGATTCCTTTTGCTGTTGCATATTCAAATCGTGTTGGATATTACGAATCGAGAAGCCCTCTTTATGATATTGCTGAGCTTAACCTCAAGCATTACCAAATACAAAGTGACCTCGATAATATTCTGCATATAAGTTCTGTTCCTTTACTTGCAGTTTTTGGTTACCCAAACGCTGATGAAATAACAACTGGACCTAACGAAGCTTTATCGTTACCACCAGAATCAAGACTTGAATATGTATCTCCATCAGGGGACAGTTATGACAGCCAATTTCAAAGGTTGGGAGATATTAAAGATCAAATAAATACTTTGTCGTTAGCGGCGGTGCTTGGCCAGAAACTAGTGGGAGAAACTGCTGAAGCTAAACGAATTGATAGATCGCAGAACGACTCAACTATGATGGTTGTTGCTCAGCAAATGCAAGATTTGATTGATAATTGTTTAAAATTTCACAGCGAATATTTAAATGAACCTAACGCTGGCAGTTCTTTTGTTAATAGAGATTTTGTAACAGCAAGGCTGGAGCCAGCAGAAATCGACAGCCTATTAAAAATATATACTGCAAATGGTATCAGCCAAGAGAAACTTCTTGAACAACTTGCAAGTGGAGAGATACTTGGGGATGACTTTGATATAGAAGAAGAACTCGAAAAAACGCAATCGGGCGGGTTGATAGAAATGAACCAAGAAAGTGAAGCAGCTTAATAAATGGCAGTTCCAGAGGCTTTTTACAGAGAAGCTATAGATCTCAATAGATATAGCAACAAAGTGCAATTTCAAGTTGCCAGTCAATTTAATGAAGTAATCCTCGATGTTTTAAGAAAAATAAGAGATCTTGAAGGAAACAGCCCAGCTACAACAGCAAGGCTTAGATCAATATTGGCCCAAATGGTCGAAAGTTTAAAAGGATGGGAAAATCAAAGTGCTGCATATATGATCGATGAATTACAAGGTTTAGCAGAATTTCAAGTCGGATTTGTCCAAGACCAATTGCAAAGAGTTCTGCCAAAAGGAGAGTTTCAGGTAAATACCGTTGCCGTTTCTCCAGACTTTGCGAAATCAGTTGTGACAAGAGATCCAACCGCTTTGACTATACGATTGCGTGATAAAGACGGAGTTTTTAGAGCAGCACAATTTGCTTTGACAGCAAAAAGGGGTTCTGATATATCTTTACCAAATGGAAAAACGGTGCAGAAAGCATTTAGAGGAATTGCTGAAGATTCAGGATCAAGGCTTTCAAAAGCAATTAGGCTGGGAGTTTTAGAAGGAGAATCTCTGCCACAAATAGTAAGAAGATTAAAAGGTCCGAATCTTAGTTTTGCAAGCAAACCTCAAAATGCTCTTGCATTAAGATCTGCTTTAAAAGACTCAGAGGGAATGCTTTTGTCTAACAAACAAATACAAACGGTTGTAAGAACAAGCGTGAACCAAGTACAAAATGCGGCAAGTCAAGCAGTATATGCGGCAAATAAAAATGTAACTGGAAAATATCAATATGTTGCAACTCTTGACGCGAAAACAAGCTCAATTTGTCAAAGGCTTGATGGACAAATATTTGATTATCAAAAAGGACCAGTTCCCCCTCAACATTTTAATTGTAGATCGACAACCGTTCCTGTTATAGAAGATGTTGATTTTCCTCCCTCTGCTTTAGAAACAAGACCAAGTGCAACTGGCCGTGTACCTCAAAACACAAATTATGCAAATTGGCTGAAAGATAATCCAAGTATTCAAGACGAGGTTTTAGGAAAAAAGAAACGATATTTTAATTTTTTGATGAGTCCAAAAAGAGGAAAGAAACAATTGAATGCAACAAATGCTTTAAAAAAAATTATCCGTGAAGATGGAACGGAGCTAACATTAGATCAACTAGCCAAACGATATCCAAATGCCAATTAAAAAAGGGAAATCACAAAAAACTATCAGTGGCAACATAAGAATGCTTATGAAAGAAGGCAAATCAAGATCACAGGCTGTTGCAATAGCTTTAGGCTCTGCTGGTAAATCTAAATCAGCCAAGAAACGCAAAAAGAGATAAGATATATTTAGTTGCATTTAAAATCATGCCTTCACACTACGGATCAATGAAACCAAAAGGAACCAAAAAGAAAAAGAAAGGAGGCAAGAAGTAATGGGATATACATTCAAGGTTCAGACTTATGATGAACCAAAGCAAAAGGCTGAGAACTGTGAGGTAAAGCCAAAAGCCAAAAAATCAAAGAAAAAGAGTGACTAGACGCTTTAAGAAAGTTCCAAAAGATAAAAAAACTGGCGTTGCTAAGAAATATCTTAGTGGGGCCAAGAATAAAGCTGCAAAGGCTGCTGAAATAAAAAGAACCGCAGCAGCTTATAAGCGAGGAGAGTATATTGATATTGACGCTGTACAAAAATCAAGGATTGCTCAAGATGGCTCCAAAAGCAAAACCAAAAAGAAAACCACTAAGCGAAAGCGTAAAAAAAGCTCTTAAAAAAAAGGCTGATAATAGTCAGTTTACTTATGGCCAGCTTGCTAAAGTTTATCGTCGTGGACAGGGAGCATATCTTGGTGGTGGATCAAGAAATGTATCGATGGCGGCTTGGGCGATGGGCAGAGTTAATAGTTTTGTAAGTGGTAAAGGCGGTGCAAGAAAGGCTGATGCCGATTTGTTGAGAAAAAAATGAAGAAAAAAGAACTAACAACACGACAAAAAAATGCATTAAAGCGTCATAAGTCAACTCATGGACACACAAAAGCACACATGGATGAGATGATAAAAGCAATGCAAGCTGGTAAAACTTTCACTGAAGCTCACAGGCTTGCTATGAGGAAAAAGGGCAAATGACAATCAAAAAAGGCGGCCATACTTTTGCTGGTGTTGATAAACCAATTCGTACACCAAATCATAAAAGTGGAAAGTCACATGCCGTCGTTATAAAAAAGGGTGATGGTTATAAATTAATTAGATTTGGGATGCAAGGGGCCAAAACTAAACCACCAAGAAAGGGTGAGTCAGATGCAGATAAAGCTAAAAGACGGTCTTTCAAGGCTCGTCATGCTAAAAATATTGCAAAAGGTAAGACAAGTGCGGCTTATTGGGCTGACAAAGTAAAGTGGAGTTAGTATATTAATAATTATTAAGATTTTTTTATGTCTGAAGAGCCAATTAAACCAAATCCATCTCCAGAACAATTTGCAGCTTTACAAGAGGAGCTACAAAAATTAAAAGCAAATAATGCTAAATTGCTTGATCAAAATATAAAAGCTAAAGAGGCTGGTAAAGCTATACCTCCCGATGTTGATGTAAATGCTTTGATTGCTTTTAAGCAAAAAAAAGAACAAGAGGAGTTAGAAGCAAAAGGTAGATATGATGAGGCGATTGCAAAACAAGCTCAACAATTTAGAGAGGCAGAGGCTGCTTATAAAGAGCAAATTAGTAAATTTGAATTAAGACAAAGAGAGTTAGAAATTGAGGCACCTGCAATTACTGCTTTGGCTGATGTTGTTCACGATCCACAATATGCACTTTCACAAATAAATAAAGAGCAGTTGGCTAGAGAAACAGATGGAACGGTTGTGATTGTTGATGGATATAACAGAACTCCTGTAAAAGAATGGGCTCAACAAAAAATGCCACAATGGGTGCAAAAAAACCCAAGACCACAAGGAGGTGGAGCCACAACAACTAAAGTGCAGACAGAGTTTGTGGCAAATGATAAAAACCCATTTGCACCAGAATCTTTTAATTTAACCGAGCAAGCCAGAATATATAGAACAGATATTAATAAATACAATATGCTCAAAAACGCAGTTAACGGTTAATATAAAGTTAACTTGTTTGTATAAGTTAGGTGTTGTCACCGAATAGTAAAAATCATTAGTACATTTTTTAATGGCTACATTAAGAAGTGATTTAATCATCCCTGAGGTTTTTACACCCTATCTGATCGAAGAAACAACTCAAAGAGATGCTTTCTTGCAGAGTGGGGTCGTGCAACCTCTAGCTGAATTAAATCTATCCGCAGAAAGAGGCGGTGACTTTGTAAAGATTCCATTCTACAAAGCAAACTTATCTGGCGATTTTGAAGTTTTATCTGATAGCACTTCATTGACTCCAGCAAAAATTACAGCTGACAACCAGATCGCTGCTGTGCTTCATAGAGGTCGTGCTTTCAGTTCCAGAGATTTAGCTGCACTTGCAGTTGGTGGTGGTCCTGATCCAATGGCTGCGATTGCTCAAAAAATGGCAGCTTACGTCAATAACCAAAAGCAAAAAGATTTATTTTCTTGTTTGACTGGTGCATTTGGATCAATAAATGCAAACGATAGCAACTCTGCATTATTTGATTTGACAATTGACTCTGAATCTGGCGATTCTCCAACAACTTTAAGTCCAAGACACGTTGCAAAGGCTCAGGCTTTGTTAGGTGATCAAGGTGATAAGTTAACTGCAATTGCAATGCATTCAAAAGTTTTTTATGACTTAGTTGAAAGAAATGCAATTGACAGAATTTACGATAATACAGGAGCTCCTGATACTTCAGCCACAGGCGGTAGCACAACAAGAGCATTCGATGGCCCAACTGCTGTAAATACATTTATGGGCTTAAATGTTATCGTTTCTGACGATGTTCCAACTACTGGATCTGGTTCTTCTACTGAATATTCAACTTTCTTCTTTACACAAGGAGCAGTTGTTACAGGAGAGCAAGCCCCAATCAGAACACAAACAGATAGAGACATCCTTGCTTTAGAAGAAGCAATGGCTGTGGATCTTCACTACATCTATCATCCAGTCGGTCTTAAATACGCAGTATCAACTGTAAACCCAAATCGCACAGTTTTGGAGACAGTTGCTTCTTGGTCGAAAGTGTATGAGACAAAGAACATCGGTATTGTTCGTGCAACTAACGTTTCTAATCAGGATTAATTATGGCTTCTTTATTTGAAGTAACTGCTGGTTCTTTAGTTGGACCTACAGGCGGTGGCACAGTAACTCAGGCCACAAACAAATCAACTGGTGTAACTCTTAATACAGAGTCTGGACAAATCACAATGAACAACGCTGCATTAGCTGATGCTGCTGAGGTATCTTTTACAGTTACAAACAGCAAAATCGCTGCAACAGATGTTGTTGTTGCTTGTCATGGATCAGCTGGAACTGCTGGTGCTTATATTGTAAGTGCTAATGCAATCGCTGCTGGTTCTTTTGCAATCACAGTTTCTAACGTATCAGGTGGAGCATTGAGTGAAGCTATCGTTATTAACTTTGTTGCTCTAAAAGGAGCATCTAGCTAAATGGGAATGTACGCTTTTAGGCGTATGAGAGAGAGAAATGAAGCTGCTCAAAAGGTGGCTTCATTAACTCCAACTCTTGAAAAGCCAAAACCAAAATCTAAGCCCAAAAAGGTAAAACTCGATGGCGATAACAATTGACGCTACTGTTGGTGGTGCGAATGCAAACTCTTATATAACGCTTGCAGATGCAAATTCATTTATTGAAGGTTTAGTCCTGAGTGATGATGCAGCAGCTTGGGATGGGTCAAGCAACGATAATAAAAATCGTGCTTTATTCACGGCTGCACAAAGAATTGATCGAGAGAAATTTCTCGGAGCAAGGGTTAGTGATACTCAAGCTCTTGAATGGCCAAGATCAGGAGTTCGCAAACCTGACACTTATACAAATCTTTATGGTTTATCTTTTCCGAACAGATTAGTTGCTGATTATTACACAGATACTGAAATTCCAGATCGAGTTAAACACGCTCAGATTGTTTTAGCAGTTTATCTTAATAATAATAGAGGGGGACTTGATCTTTCTGGTTTAGAAGATTTTGCTGCCGTAAGTATTGGTAATATTAATGTAACTCCTCGATTTTATGGAGCTACTGGTATTGATCGAATCCCACCTATAGTTGATCATTACTTGATGGGCATTAGAATAGGTGGAAGAGCAAACTTACAAATTAAGAGGTCATGAAAATGGGTTATGGATACGAATATCCAGCTGCAATCATCATTACTGATACAAATGCCCACACAGGCAGATTCGGCAAGGTTCATGCTTTAAAAGATTCAGAGGCGACCTTTGTTGCTGAAAACATTACAGAAAATGGATCTTCTACAATAAACGGAATCGAAATGAAAGCTTCAACTGAAGTCTGTGGAGTTATAACAAGTATTACTCTTGCAAGCGGACAAGTAATTGCTTATTCATTATGAGTCTTGCAAACGCTCTTAAAAAAGCAGCTTCTAGTTCAATTAAGGCACTTGGAGGCGATATAACTTACAGGAGAGTGACAACTGGAATTTACAATCCTACCACTGGCTCAATGAGTGAAGTTAAAACAGACGTCAGTATTAAAGGGGTTGTAAGTAATGTTCAAAGAAGTGAAGTCACCGATCTTGTTTCAAGTCAAGATAAAAGACTTACAATTTCAGCAGGGGATATAACCTTCACTCCAACAACATTTGATCGGGTGGTAATAAGTGGAACTGAATATAAGGTGGTTCAGATAAATACAAATGAGCAAAACAACGTTGCAATTAGTTTTGATATTTTTCTGAGGTAAATATGTCAAGAAAAATACGAATTGATCAAATAGACGACGTTATGAGAGAGGCAGTTGAAGAACTTGTCGCAGCCACAACTTTACAATGGACCGTAAGAGTTAAATTTGCAACTCCTGTTGATACAGGCAGACTTCGTGCAGGGTGGGAAACAATTATAAAACCTCTTGAGGGAACAGTTATAAATAATGTTGTTTATGCAGAGCCTGTTTGTTTTGGTCAAAATTTGCCTCCATCTTGGGGCGATGTTTATAGGACTAGACAAGATACAGTCGAGGGATTTCCAGAACTTATTGGAAAAGAACTCGAACAATATGCTCGTGCTGAATATCAAAAAATCGTGAGAGGAATCTGATGGCAGCTACAAATTTAAATACAGTCAGATCAACTATTGAAACGAGACTAAGAAATGAATTCAGGACAGGTCAGCCTTTACCTATAGTTTTTAACAATGTGCCTTTTGATGCCTCAAATGTCGATCAATATATTCAATGCACTCTTAGTTTTGGATCAAGTGAATACCTTACACAGCAAGCACCCAATTCAAGCACCACTTCCACAAATCTTGTTGTGGGTCTTGTTACTTGTAATATTTATACAAAGCAGGGAATAGGAGCAGGGGCAAATTTTACTGTAGCTAAAAGAGTAAGAGATTTATTTAATAGAATCACAGTTTCTGATGTAAGATTTGATCCACCTGTTGGTCCTGAGATATTACAATCTAGTCCAGAAGGCAAATTTCAAACACAGGTTAGAATAACATTTGAATTATATGAGGCACTTGTTTCATGATTGAGATTACAGAGGAGATGCTTGACGCTATTGAAGCTGTCAAAGGAAGAAGAGAACCACAATATTGGGATCATCAATGCAGACGATATTTAGAAAAACAAAAAAATTTAAAAAATCTTACAAAAGATGAGCTCGAAGAAAAAGGCAGAAAATTAGGAGTTGAACTAGATAAAAGAAGGTCTAAAGACAAACTTATTGAAGAAATAGAAAATTTACTGAAAAAAGGTTAATATAATTATAAATCTTTCTTTTTATCGTTATGGCTGCTGTAAAAGGTGATGTTGGCCAAGTCAAATTTGATGATGGCGGCTCTTCAGTTAATCCAGTTTTAGGAACCAGATCTTGGTCGATGTCTATTACAAAAGATACACAAGAGACAACTGTTCAGGGCGACACTTTTAAAAAATTCATTGGTGGACTTATTGAAGGTGAGGGAACAGCTGAATTAGTTTATGACAATGCTGCATCTGGCGAAACTGCAACTTTTGTCGACGGAGTTCTTACAACAGGTGACGCTGGAACAGCGGCTTTTGAGCTTTTCCCTGATAGTGCAAGTGGTTCTGCGAAGATAAGCTTTAGTGGACTTATTACAAGCTTTGAGCAAAGTTCCTCATTGGGTGATGTAAACACTATAAGCATCACATTCAAACCAAGCGGTACTATAACATCAGCTATCTAATTATTTATGGCAAGCCAAAGAACCGCAGACATTCTTCTTGATACTTTCAAAGATGAAATGGTTACAAGAAGAAAGTTTGAGGTTAAAAACTCTGAAGGAGAAGTTAAGTTAACTTTATACTTTAAACCAATAACAAGGTATGCAAGAGTCAGAGCTCAACAATTAGCTGGATCTGATGATGCTTTGGTAATTTCAACTCAACTTCTTTGTCAAATGGCAGAGAAGGAAGATGGAACCCCAGCCTTTGATATGTCAGATGCACCGATCTTACAAAGAAGCCTTCCTGAAAAAGTATTAAACGATCTAGAATTGTTTTTAAACGATATCCAACTTGATATTGATACAGCAAAAAAATAATTAAGAGGGATAGCTGGCTTAGATTTGAGTTATTCCTAGCAACAGAACTTGGTAAAACTTTAGAAGAACTTAGAAAGGGGATGACTGAGGCAGAGCTTATTTATTGGGCTGGATATTATGAAATTAAACATGAAGAAGAAAAAAAAGCCCTGCAGCGACAAAAGCGAAAATCAATGTAAAATAAAATAAAGACTTTTTTATCTGTGGCACAGGCTAATGTAAAACTTACGGTTGATGCAACCCAAGCCACAAGAGCATTACAGGGCGTTCAAAATAAAACCAATACATTACAAAAAACTTTAGGTGGCCTGAAAACAGCAATCGCTGGAGTTGGTTTAACTGTTCTTGCAAAAAGAACAATAATGGCAGCAACAAATTTTGAAAAGCTTAATCAAAGACTAAAAATATTAACAAAAGAGAATGGCACATACGCAGCTTCTTTAAAACTTGCTGAGGATGCACAGACAAAATTTGGTCTAAGTGCAACAGATGCCTTAGAAGGAGTTACTAATTTACAAGCAAGACTTGGACCTCTTGGTTCAACTATGGATGAGATTACATCAATATTTAATGGATTTAACACCGCAGCAATTTTATCTGGAGCTTCAGCACAAGAACAAGCTGGAGCTATGAGGCAGTTAACTCAGGCATTAGGCTCTGGTGTTTTAAGAGGAGATGAATTTAATAGTATTTCTGAGCAAATGTCAGCTGTTTTAAAACCAATAGCTGATCAGCTTGGTGTAAATGTTGGAGCGTTGAGAGATATGGCTGCAGAGGGAAAAATAACTAAGGATGTTGTTGTTGCTGCATTTAAAGAAATTGAAAAAGATGGAAGTGCCGCTTTAAAAAAATTGATTGAAAATGACCCGACTATGGTATTTAAAGTCTTGGCAAATGAGACTGAAAAGCTATCCATTGCTGTTGGTTCTTTATTGGCTCCAGCAGTTTTAGATGCCGTTTCTGCTCTTACAAAATTAGTTACTGGAGCAAGAGAATTTGTATCTTCTCCAATCGTTCAAACCGCAGCAATATTTACTGGCATAGCTTTTGCAATTCAGGGAGTGACAACTGCAACAACGTTACTTTCTGCCGCACAGACGATTTTACTTGCAAAATTTGCAGCAACTAAAGTCGGTGCAATCGCTCTTGCTAAGGCAGCAGCTACGGCAGATATTGTAACAAAAGCACTGGCAATTTCTACAGGAGCTTTATCTATTGCTCTTAATGCTTTGCCTTTGGTTGCATTGGCAACTTTACTTGGTGTGGCAACAACGGCAATCATAAAACACAGGCAAGAAACAAAGAAATTTAACGATGTTGTAAACGAAGGATCGGAGGAGCAAGTTAATGAATTATTAGAAAAACAAAATGAGATAAGAAAAAAACTCGAGGAAAGATTAGCAAAAGCAAATGGAAGGTCAAAGCAAGGAATACAAAACAGACTTGATGAAGTCAATGCAGATATAAAATTACTTGAAGGAAGAAACCAAACATTAGAAAAAGAAAAAGAAATAACTGAAGAGAAAAAGAAACAAAATGAAGAACATAAAAAGTCAGAAGAATTAATTAACAAACAAAAAGAGGCAACTGAAAAACTAAAAGAAAAAATGACTGAAGTGGGAGAAGAAATAGAAAGCAGTATAAAAAACAACCTGAGAGATGCAATAACTGGTGCAAAGACCTTTGGAGAAGCCATGACGGGTGTACTAAACCGAATCAGAGACAAAATACTTGATGCACAGATTGATAAACTTATAGGTGGCTTTGGAGAGGCTTTTGGTAAGGGTGCAAGCGGTGGAGAGAAAAAAGGACTTGGAGG